TTTTTAGAATGGAAGGCACTGGTGCTTTAAATACCCGTACTTTCTTTGCTGGTGAAATTACTGTAGATGGTACAGTTGCTCCAGCAACAGGAACTATTCATGACAAACACTTTGTAGTTGCTGGTGCAGGTTCTGCATCTAATACAATTTATTACAGTCATACGAATGATCCTGATAACTTTACAGGAACTGGAGCAGGCTCTATTGTACTTGAAGACCAAGTAGTAGGCTTGGCTAGTTTCCGTAGTGACCTTATTATCTTTTGTAAGAATAGTATTTTTAAACTTCTTAACATTAATGATTCTAATAATATTGTAGTACAACCAGTTACAAAAAACGTAGGTTGTATGGATGCCCAGAGTATTCAAGAAATTGCAGGTGACTTGTTATTCTTGAGTCCTGACGGTCTTAGAACCGTTGCAGGTACGGTACGAATTGGTGACGTTGAATTAGGAACTGTAAGTAGACCTATTCAGCCTACGATTAAAAGTATTGCGGCTAACATTGATAACTTAGATATTACAAGTGCTGTACTTAGAAGTAAATCACAATATAGATTATTTTATAATACAGATGGTACAGCTAATGCTGCTTCTAAAGGCGTTATTGCTACATTAACAAATGAAGGTTTTCAATACTCAGAGACTCAAGGAATTAAAGCAACTGCCTTGACTTCAGATTTAGATGTTGATGGTATTGAACAAACGTGGCATGGAGATACCGATGGTTACATTTATAATCATGACAGTGGTAACTCTTTTGACTACGGTGGTATTGCTTCAGATGTAACAGCAGCTTATCAAACACCTAACTTAGACTTTGGTGATGTAGGTACTAAAAAGACTATGCGGTATGTACGCATTTCGATGAGTCCTGAAGGGGCTGTACAACCTACATTGCGTGTGCGTTATGATTACGAAGATCCTCTTATTGCACAACCTTTAGATTACGTATTAGATAGTATTCCTCTGCCCAGTATTTTTGGATCAGGCATATTTGGAGCCAACGTATTTGGAGCTTCTTCAGATCCTTTGATACGTCAAACCGTACAGGGAAGTGGACATACTGTAAGTTTTATTGTAACAAGTTCAGATCAACAATCGCCATATACAGTGAATGGTCTTTATATAGACTACACTCCATCAGGAAGGAGATAATAGATGGCTCAGAGCTATACCAGACAAAGTACATTCGCTGATGGAGATACTATCTCAGCATCGTTGTTTAATAACGAGTACAACCAATTACTAAACTCTTTTGCTTACTCATCTACCAGTGCAGTAAACACAGGCCACAGACACGATGGTACTGCTGGTCAAGGTGGTAATATTTTTAAGATTGGTGATCTTGATTTTCTTAACAAGATTGAAGTAGACGAAACAAACAATCGTCTAGGTTTTTATGTAGAAGTTTCTAGTGCTGCTGTAGAGCAGATCCGTATTCAAGACGGCGCTGTTATTCCTGTTATAACTAATGATATAGATCTAGGTACATCTTCTTTAGAGTTTAAAGATTTATTCTTAGACGGCACAGCCCACGTAGATACTTTAGATGTAGATGCAAACGCTACCGTTGCAGGTACTCTAGGCGTTACAGGCGTTACAACTCTTTCAGATAACTTGAGTGTAGGTGGTAATCTTACAGTAACAGGCAATGCAACTATTGCAGGTAACCTAACCTTTGGTGATGCTGCTACAGATACGGTAGCTTTTAGTGCTGATGTAGCCTCTAACTTACTTCCTAGTGCTGATAATACTTATGACTTAGGTGCTTCAGGATCTGAGTGGAAAGACTTGTATATTGATGGCACTGCTAATATTGACAGCCTTGTAGCTGACACAGCAGACATTAACGGCGGTACTATTGATGCTGCTGATATTACTGTAGGGTCTGGAAAGACTCTAGATGTTTCAGCAGGTACTCTTACGCTTGCAGACAACCAGATCTCCGGGGATAAAGTAGAAGGTGGCACAATTGCTGCTACTACTATTACAGACCTAACCTTTGGAAGCCTCAATGATGGCTCAATCACTGTAACAGCTTTTGCTGATGAAGATGACATGTCTTCTGATAGTGCTACGCTTGTACCTACTCAACAGTCTGTTAAGGCTTATGTAGACGCTCAAGTAACTGCACAGGACTTTGACTTTAGTGCAGACTCTGGTGGTGCTTTAAGTATTGACCTAGACAGTGAGGCTATGACCTTTACAGGCGGTACAGGTATTGATACGTCTGGTTCAGGTAATGCTGTAACCTTTGCTATTGATTCTACTGTAGCTACCCTAACAGGCTCTCAGACGCTTACTAACAAGACTTTAACTACCCCTGTGGTATCGGGTAACCTTACTACTGATGGCCTCGTAGACGGACGTGACGTGGCTACAGACGGCTCTAAGCTGGATGGTATTGAGGCTGGTGCAGATGTTACTGACACTACGAATGTAACAGCCGCTGGCGCTTTGATGGATTCTGAAGTAAGTAATCTTGCTCAAGTAAAAGCATTTGATTCTTCAGACTACGCTACAGCCGCACAAGGTACTACAGCAGATGCTGCTCTACCTAGAACTGGTGGAGCCATGACAGGTGCTATTACAACTAATAGTACTTTTGATGGTCGTGATGTAGCTACTGATGGTACTAAACTAGACGGTATTGAAGCCAGTGCAGATGTAACTGATACAGCTAATGTAACTGCTGCTGGTGCCTTGATGGACAGTGAGCTTACCAGCGAAGCCTCTGTTAAAGCTTTAGATCAGGGTGTAGCTACTACAAATAGCCCTGCATTTACTAACTTAACTTTGAACGGCACAGGATCTGTTAAGGTTCCTGCTGGTACAACGGCTCAGAGAGACGGTAGCCCTGCTGCTGGTATGTTTAGATATAACAGTAGCCTTGCACAGTTTGAAGGCTATACAGACGCTTGGGGAGCCATTGGAGGTGGTGGTACTAATACCTTTACTACTGATAGCTTTACTGGTGATGGTTCTACTGCTGCATATGCTTTAAGTCAATCTACAGCTTCTGAAGATAATCTTCTTGTATTTATTGAAGGTGTATTCCAGCAACAAGATGCTTACAGTATTGCAACATCAGGTGGTATAACTACACTAACCTTTAGCTCTGCTCCAGCCAATGGTAACAGTATTCTTATTTACTCTGTAGCTGCTGGTGTATCAGGTTCTAACTTGAACATTGATAGCATGACAGGCGATGGAAGTGATACTACTTTAACGCTTTCTATAAACCCTGTCAATGAAAATAATACACAAGTATTTATTGACGGTGTATATCAGAGCAAGTCTAACTATAGCATCTCTGGAACTACTCTGACGTTTTCTACGGCTCCACCTACTGGAAGTGCTGTAGAGGTCATGACAATGACTCAGACGGATATTAATGTTCCTGTTGATGGAACTATAACGTCTGCTAAGTTGTCTGGTGATCTTACGCTTCCGGGTGACTTAAGTTTTGCTGATAATAACAAAGCTATCTTCGGTGCTGGCTCTGACCTAGAGATTTACAGCGATGGAGATAGTTCGTACCTAAAAGAAAATAGTGCCACAGGTTCGTTGTTTGTTGATGGAGACAACATTAGATTTAGAACATCTGATGGGTCAAAAAGTTATGCCTTATTTACAAATAGTGGTTCAGCGAGGCTATACCACGACAACTCAATAAAAATAGAAACAACCTCCACAGGCATAGACGTTACTGGCACAGTGACTGCCACTGACCTGACGTTAAGCGACGGCACCAATCCAACGCTGACCATCACTGACACAACAAACACGACAACCTTATTTCTTGAAGCTGCTAACTTATCTACAACAATAGGCACATCAACAAACCATCCTTTGAAGTTCGATACTAATAACACAGAACGCGCACGCATAGATGAATCAGGTAATCTCTTGGTGGGTAAGACTGCGCTAGACACAAACACAACAGGGCTTCAGCTTGAAAATGATGGCTATCTGAGTGCTTGTCGTAGTGGCGGCAATGTTTTTTTGATCAATCGTAAGTCAAGCGATGGTGCAATAATAACACTACAAAAAGACGGCTCAACCGTAGGTATGATTGGCTGTCATGCGCTCGCAGGAAGTTCAGAGCTTTTTATTGGTAACAATGGAAACATTGGGCTGGGTTTTGAGCAAACAGGTTCGGACAGAATCTTCCCTTGCAATGGCGCTACGGGTGCAGAGCGGGATGCAGCAATTGACCTTGGCAGTTCTTCTGCGCGCTTTGGTAACATGTACCTGTCAGGCAATGCCAGCATGGGAAGTTTGTCGCCGGGTATTGTAACTATTGGATCTGGCTCTTATTTCATTGGTAACTCCGCCAATGGATACAGATTTAACAACGCTGCTGATACCTCAAATCTAATGATCCTCAAAGATGATGGCACCCTGTTGGTGGGGACTACTGGGGCGATTAACTCAGCCAAGATGTCGGTTAATGGTAATACAACAACATTTGTCATTCATCCTGCTCTAGATAATAACTTTGACTGTGGACATCCTTCTTACAGGTGGGATGACGTAAGAGCAACTAACGGTACTATTCAAACTTCTGACCGCAATGAAAAGCAGGACATTGCAGAACTCACAGACGCAGAGCAGCGTGTTGCTGTAGCAGCTAAAGGATTGATGCGTAAGTTTAGATGGATCTCTAGCGTACAAAAGAAAGGCGACGAAGCTCGTATCCACTTTGGAATCATCGCACAAGACCTACAAGCAGCATTTGAAGCAGAAGGCTTAGACGCTGGACGCTACGCAATGTTTATTAGTGACACATGGACAGACGAAGAAACTGGTGAAGAACGTACACGCTTAGGTGTGCGCTACTCTGAACTACTCGCCTTCATCATCTCAGCAATCTAACTGGAGAACAACTAATGGCTTTAACAAAAGTTACAGGTGGCCTATTAGGTAACCTCCCCACAGGTACAGGAAACGTAGCAGTAGGTGATACTGCACTGGATAGTATTGAGTCTGGTGCCCAACACAACGTAGCCATTGGTAGTGCTGCGGGTACTGCAATTACTACTGCTAGTTCTAATACAGTTGTTGGTAGTCAAGCTCTTACAACTAATACAACTGGGGCCGATAACACTGCTTTAGGTAGAAGGTCTTTAAATTTAAATACTACTGGTAGCAATAATACTGGCTTAGGTTTACAAGCACTTTATTCAAACACAACAGCAGATAACAACACAGCAGT